CAAGCCGCGATTAANCCCGCCGCTCGCGCCGTCGCCGGCGTTATGCCGACGCCCTACCAGGCGCCCCAACTGACGATGCGGAACGGCCGTCCGGCGCTGACCGCTCCGCAGGCCCTTGACCCGCAGTCGGCCGCGGAGGGACTGATCGGCACAGCCCTCTCCGGCGCCATGCCCGAAGCGCCCGGGCTGCGCGGCTCGATTGGCGCACGCAAGCCGCTGTCGCTCGAAGAAGTTCAGGGCAAGTCCGACGCCGCATGGAAGGCTGTCGATAAGTCCGGCTATCGGTTCCCCCAAGCCGACGCGCAGGCTGTCGCACAAGACATCAACGATCACTTCGAGGCCGAGGGCGGCGCCGACCTTTACCCGAAGGCGGCTCCCCTTGTGCGCCGGATCAGCAGCCTCGCCGAGAACAGCGACGGGCTAAGCGTCGCCCAGGTCAACCGCCTCCGCTCGCAGATCGGGAGCAAGCTGCTCGTTCCCGGTAGTGACGAGGCCGACATCGGCGGCGTGATCAAGAACAAGCTTGAGGGCCTGATTCAAAGCGCGTCCGATCCCGTCTTGGGCGAGGCGCGCGACTGGTACACGCGCCTCATGAAGATGCGCGAAGTGAGCGACAGGGCCGATAGTGCTTCCCTCAAGACGCCGCTCAATGGCGCCATCACGGGCCCGACGCGCACGGCAATGCGCCCCCTGGTCGATCCCAAGAGCCCCCAGCAAATCCGCAACCTGACGCCCGATGAGCGCGGAGCCCTGCGGAAGCTTGCCAACGGGACCGCGGGCCAGAGCGTCACCAGCACCCTTAGCCGCTTCTTCGATCCCCGCAGTCTGTTGGGCAGCACCACGAACATGCTCCTCGGCGCGCTCACCGGCGGCCATGCGCCACTCGTCACGGCCCCGGCGGGTATGCTCTCGACGCTTGCGGCGAACTCCGGAACCAAGAAGTCAGTTCAGAACGTACTGGATCTGATCTCGCTGGGCGGGAAGCGTTCGGGAAGCGATCCCGTCAACCCTATCCTCGCCCTCGCCGGCCGGCCCGCTCTGCCCATATCGTCGGGGCCCGGCCTAATAGGCGGTACCGCGCTTGCAACGCTTCCTGCTCGCTTGTCCGCTCAGCCAGTGCGCGAAAAACCTCGGCGCTGAACCGCATCCCGGGGACGATGAGCGACGCCCCGAAGACGTAGACGATCACCTCGCCTGAGGCTCCGGCCAGCTTGGCGGCCCAGGCAAAACCGCAGGCGTAGACCGCCCACCAGAACACCGACCTGAAGCCAAAGCGCCGAGGCGGCTTCACGAGCGCGAATTGCGCGTCAGTCCAATCGGGCTGTTCCACCGAGCAACCCTAGCACACCCGCCCTCCGCCTCCAATCCCGAGGACAAATCCCCATGCCCACGTCCGGTAGCGTGTCCCTCAACGGGGGTCACGTCGCGATCTATCTTGTCGTTGAGAACGGCGAAACGCGCGAACTGCAGCGCATCGCCATCAACAAGTCGGACGGCACCGAGGGCCTGCCCGTCGGCACCCAGGGCGCCGGCACGCAGTACAATCCCCCGACCGGCGGCTCCGACGTGCTGGGCTACCTCTCGGGAATCTATGCGGCCTCGGTGGACCCCGCCGACCAGGGCGTCGTCGTCAACGCCACGAAGGGCCGGGAATGGGAGACAGTAGCCGCGTCCCAAACGGATCAGGTGATGGGCGCCACGGGCGCAGCGGGCGATGATTTGGATTTCCTGCTCGTTGTGCCCGCCAGCACGTCTCCTGGGGCGGTGAGCATCAAGGATGGCAGCGGTTCCGCGATCACGGTCTTCGCCGGTGGCGGGACTAGCCTCTCCAATCTCGTACCGTTTCCCATTCCAATAAATCTGCGGAGCATCGCGGGGGCGTGGAAGGTGACGACCGGCGCCGGCCTGTCCGTGATCGCCGTTGGGAACTTCACCTGATGACCGCGCTTCGGCTTGCCCTCGGGCTCCCGCAGCTCGCCGCGCTCAGCGGGAACGCGGCGACGCTATTTTCCCTGAACGCGGTGAGCTTCGTCACCACACAGCACCAATTGAAGCGGGTCATCGTAGCGGCCGATACCGGCCAAGGTGTCATGAGTTTCTGGATAAGGGGGAGCGTAGGGTCCTCCATCAATCCCGGCATGACCTCCAGCCTCTCGCTCAATGACAAAGGGCCCATCGGTAACATCGACGCCCGCTATGGGACGAACGGTGAGAGTTTCGGAGGGGCCAATATCGCCTGGGACACGTCGACAGGCGTTCCTGGAACATTACGCATGAATCTCGGGGACAGCACGGGGGGCCAGACCAGCGGTCACAACACCCTCGGCACAGGCAACGCACCCTGCATCACTAACGAAATTTGGCAACACTGGCTGTGGGCCTGGCGGACGGACCAGGCTTCGGGCCAAAAGCGGCAGGCCGTCTATGCCAACGGCATACAAGTCTCCGGCGCGACTACGGACACCGGGACCGGCGGGGCCTTCAACGTCAACACCTCCATTGCCGACGGCTTTTTCCTTAACCAGACGCCTTATCCGACCGTGTTCGAGATGGCGCAGTTCGCGCTGTGGACCGATACCGCCGCCCAGATCGTAACCGGAACGAGCCCCAACTGCGCGATCAGCCCTGCCGTCGTCTCAAGGTTCTACAACTCCGGCCCGGTGGACTTCGGAGCGACGGGAACCAACCCGCTCGGCTCCCAACCCCTCCTCTACTACGATGATGACGGCACCGGCACGACGTTCGCGAACAACAAGGGATCGGATGGCTCGGCGACGTTCATCACCGCCAATACCCTCCTGAGCCGCGTTCAGAAGGCGTCCATCGGGCCGGGGCAGAGCCCTGACCGGCCTTACTTCAAGTGGTGGGCCTTCAACCACGGGGGTAATTCGGTCTTCGTACAGACCGCAGGCGTCTATACGGGCGTCACCAACTTCGGCAAGCCCATAGCCCTGGGCGATCTTCTCCTGATGGTGGTGAAGTTCAACCCCAACACCGCCGCGGCCTATGACCCCGTTGTCGTCACCGGCGGGGGCTCAGCTTGGACGATCTTGCCCAATAGCCGGCAGACGGTCGCGGGGGGCCGATCCATCAACTTCGTGGTCTACTATAAGTTCGCGGAGGCCGGCGACGTGACCGCGGCGAATGCGGATTGGACCGGCGGTCGCCAGCCGACGATCACATGGACGGTGTTCAGCACGAACACCTTCGCCGATGCATCCTATCTGCTGCTGAACTACGGCAACTGCTCCTCGATCAGCACCAGCAACAGCCAATCGAACGCGGCGTCTTCCAGCGGCCAGACGATGATCTCGCCGGACCTGACGGCCCCCGCCGGCAAGAGCCTCCGCGTGGATATCTGGGGTCTCTACGAGTACGATGACAGCGCCGCCGATTACGCGCCGCCCTCCACGCAGGACTGCCGGTTTATCCGCGAAAACGGCTACTCCAGCGGCGTGCCGTTTGTCTCCGACGAGAAGATCAACGCCTCGGGCCCCACGGGCACGCGCACCGCGCAGACCTCTAATACGGCGGTGCTTCGAAACAACGTCGCCTGCGGGCTGATCCTGGCATGAAGCTCCGCTTGAAGGGCCATGCGCCGGTCCTGAGCCCTCCGCCCCCTCCGCCCCCGCCCGCGCCCGGGGGAAGCTATCCCGCCGCGGTGATCGCCGCCGACACGGCGCTGGGCGGGACCACCATGCGGGGCGTCTGGGACCTTTACACGACCGCCGGATGCCGCGTGGCGCAGGCGTCGCTTACGCCCATCGCCTCGGCCACGGTCCCCGGCACGGTGACGCGCGCGGCGGGGGCCGTTACGGTCAACGGGGCATGGACCGGCTCCAATATCGACTTCGGCGGGGCCGGCGTCTTCTGCCTCAACGGTACGGTCCTAGACCTCACCGACTGCTCCATCCCCGGCTCGTCCAACATGCGCTTCTGGTTGGGGGAAACGTCCGGGGCGGCATCCTCCGGCTCCGCGGCGGCGAGCCTGCACTACGTCACCATCGACATGACCAACGGCGACACCAACGGCGGCCATGCCCTGATCACTGGCCTCAACGCCTCACAGCTCACTGTCGCCAACTCCAAGATCCTCAACTCGCCGCGGGCGCTGATTGATTGGGGAACGACCACTTCTCTGGCGTTGACGATGACCGACACGGTGTTGGGTGCGTTCGCCACCAACACGGCGACCGGCGACCACACTGAATCCATCCAGTTCCTGGGCGGGACAGGGACCTTTACCCGCGTGCTCATCGACCCGGGCTATGGATTGCCGCAAGTCCCTGCAGCGGCGACGGGCCCGATCTTCTTTGAGGCCACCAGCGCGACGGTCAACGTGACGCTGACCAACTGCATCATCCTTTGCCCGTCGAGCGCCGGCATCTACACGTTCCAGTGCAAGGCCAACAACAACAACGTCAATGTGACCCTGACCAACTGCATCCTGCAGAAGGGGTCCTCAGGCTATCATGACCTGACGCACGTCGGGGCCAACGTGGTGACGGTCACGAACGGCGGCGGCAACTACGACTTCGACACCGCCCTGCCGATCCTGGCGGGGCTCTGACGCCGCCGAATGACAGCCCCTATGCCGCCGAAGCCCATGAGCATAAGACCCCAGGTCTCCGGCTCCGGAAGGCCTCGGGTGGTGGTCGTGTCGGCTAGCTGGACGGTGAAGACCGCAGGGCCGGCGGCGCTGTCACCCGAGAAGATGTAGAACCCATAGCTATCGCCCGTGCGGACGCTGATCGTGAAGTGACCAGTCTGGTGAACGAACGGCTGGAGGTTCGGGGCGCTGAACCGGGTTTCAGTGCCGTTCAGGATGACGCCCGCCACGTCGAAGTTGGAGTTGGCGTCGTCCTCGGTGAAATAGTCGAAATTGTACGAAAGGATCTGGTTGGAGAGCGCCGTGGCGGTGAGCGTCACGGTGTTCGGATCGACCACGGGTGAGGGGTCGAACAGGTCGGGCCCGGTGATGACGAAGCCGCCCGGGATCGCCTGGGCCGTGCCGTTGCCGTTGAGATCGGCGCAACTGATCGAGAGCGGAAGACCCGGAAACTCCTGCCGGCAGTTGTCGTGCGTCGTGTTGGTGAGCACGAAGGTATCGGCCTTGGCCGCGCCCGCCAGAGAGACCGCAGACGCCGCGCACAGGGCGGCAAACGCTACGCTACGCATCTCGTCATCACTCCCCAGCGATCAAGCCAGGCAGGCAGCGCCCCTTGAGGCGCGGTGTCAAGCATCCACACGCATAGCGCGACTCCGCCGAGCCCTTTTTTCAGACGCCCCCATGACCAAGAGGACGCCATGATGCGTGAAAGCCGTGAGCAGTGAACGTCGAGGGTTCCCCTCGGAGCGGGCCAAGCGGTTCGCCCAAACGCTCGCCGGAGCCTCGGAGCTTCGCGCCCGTGGAAATTGACCCGATCACCACTGACGACCCATCCAACCACGATCTGCTGAAGCTGATCGTGCAGGTCCATGAGTGCGTCGAGGACGGCAAGCGCGTCACAAAACGCGCCGTCGCCAGGGTCGCGGCGAAGGCTGAGGCTGCGCGGATTGAGGCGGCTGCGGGCCGCAGGGACGTGACGGCGATCAAATCCGCCCTGGGTCTTACCGAGGGGCGCAAGGAGGTCGCGGCTCTCTCCAGCCCACGGAAAGCCTTCCTGCGTAACGTATGGGCTACCGCGACGGCCATGGGCGGCCTGATCCTGCTCTACCGCTTCGCCATCGCCATCGGACCGGGTGTCTGGACCTTCCTTCAGAACCTCAACCACGTGATCCTGACAGGGAAGTTCTGAATGCTGATTTCCGCAATAAGACCGATACCCGACGCCGCCTTCTCCTTCGTCCAGGCGCATGAGGGGTGCCGGCTCACCGCCTACCTCGACAGCGCAGGCGTTCCGACCGTGGGCTATGGCCACGCCGGAGTCGCGGTCCACCTCGGCCAGACGATCACCCAGGACCAGGCCGACGACTACCTGCGGCAAGACCTGGCGACCGCCGCCCAACGGCTGGAGAGCGCGGTCGGAGAGGCGTGCGTCACCGAGCTGACGGCCAACCAATACGCCGCCCTGCTGTCCTTCGTCTTCAACGTCGGGATCGACCCGAAGTGGCGCATCTGCCAGCTCCTCAAGGCGCAGAAGTTCGATCAGATCCCCGCCGAGTTGATGCGGTTTGTGAACGCCGGCGGGAAGAAGCTCCAGGGCCTCGTGAACCGGCGGGCGGACGAGGTGAAGCTGTGGAGCACGGATGAGCCCGGCTCGGTGCCTGTGGACCCGTCCAGCGCCTATAGCCGGACGGTGGACACCCCGCCAACGGTGAGCGCCACGGCCAGCAATCCGCTGCTGAAGACCTGGCACTACGTGGCCGGGCTGGGAACCGCGGGCCTGAGCGTGGCGGCTGACGGTGCTCCGAAGGTCAAGGGCGCCCTGGATAAGGTCTCAGACGCCATCTCGCCCTACGTGGGGCACTCGGCGGTGCTTCAGGGCCTCTCGGATCATCTCGCGCTCGCCGCGGCCGGGATGGCCGTTCTGACGGTCGGGCTGATGTACCTCTCCCACCAGAAGGCGAAAGCCCAATGATCGACTTCCTCTGCGGCGTCGGCGCGACGTTGGGCGCCCTCTACCTATACCACCACTTCAGCGGGAAGGTTCCCCTGATGACGTTCCTCCTCAACTTCAAAACGGAGATCAAGACCATGCTGACCGATGCCCTGAACGAACTGAAAGCCGCTGCGGACGCTGACAAGGCCAAGGCGGTTGCGGAAGCTGAAGCCAAGGCCGCTGGCGCTGCTCAGGCGCAGGAAGTCGCCGATGAGCAGACTGTGCGGGACTTCACGGCCGCGAACTTCCCGCAAGGCTGATGCTCGCCGGCATCGTCGCCTTCGCCAGAACCCCGCTGGGACGCAATGTCCTGGCGGGACTGGCTGTCCTGCTGCTGATCGCCTCCATCTACGGAGCCGGACAGCACAAGGGGGCTGAGCACGTCCGCAAGGCCGATGAAAAGGCCCTCGTCAAAGCCAAGGCCGATGTCTCAGCCCATGAAGCAACAGCAGCAGGGATAAGCTCTAGGGCTTCAACGGAGTTGGCCGGGGAGCGTGTGCGTATCGAGACCCGCACCAAGACCCTCATCCAGAAGGTACCCGTCTATGTCGATGCGAAGGCTGATGCTGCTTGCACTGTCGGGACTGGCTTTGTCAGCGTGTTCAACGCAGCAGCAAGTGGTGAAGCAGCGCTTCCCCGACCCCCCGGTGGATCTGGGGGTCCCCCTTCGGGAGTTCCGCTCTCTGCCATCCTCTCCACAACCGTCGAAGACTTCGGGGTCGCCTACGACTGGCGGGCCGAAGCGCTGAAGTGGCGGGCGTGGTACCGCGCGCAAAGTGAGGCGTGGTCGAAGCCCTAACCCTACCACACTTGGGTGAAGAAGACAGGAGCGGTCTTCATGGTTCTTCCCAGGACCACGCCCGTTCGACCTGCGGGCCTAGGCGCGCGGCGGAAGGCCAGCGTGGAGCAAGGTCTGCCGCGAAAGGTCCAGGCAAATCCCCATGACAACCTGCATCACGTCGCGCAGCTCGTCCGTCGTGGCGGCGCCATCGCCCAATCGCGCGCAGAGTGCCTGAAGCTGCTCAAAGTGGCCATTGAACGGCGTCGTGTACGTCAGGGCGGAAGTGGCGATCTGAATCGTGTTTTCCATGCTCCAAACCTACCACGCTTCAGCCCCACGGCGAAGCCCGAAGACACCTGTGATCGTTGAAGAAATCCCGGGATGAACCGATGAACCCTATCCTTCTAAAGGTATCATGAGCGGAGAGGGGGCTAGACCCGCTTATCCCCCAGCCGCTCGTCCTCGGTTCGCTCGCGGAAGCCTCAACACACCCGCTCCGACAAGCCCATCTCTGAGCAACTTCCTTGCAAAGGTTTCTGGCCTTACCCCCGGAAAGTCCTGATCCCTGAATTGCATCAAGGCTGAATATTCTTCTGCTGAGATGGTGAGGAGGAGCTGGCGGGGTTGGTCTTCTGGGCCTTTGAGCATGGGTCTTTTTCATCCCGGGACCACGCACCGTCAACCTGTGGGGCTCGCGCCGATGGCGGAGGGCTAGGACACCGTTCACCGTAGCGGAACAAGTCGCGGCGTGGCTCGGCAGCGAACAACCCCGCGCGAACCTCCATCCGGAGACCGTGGCTAACGAAAGGGCTACGAGATGGCGGCTTTAGGCAGTGGCAAGCCCAATCCCTCAATGTCTGTACGTGGCCGCATCGGTCGCATCGCTTCCCGGTCGGTTCGTCAGGCCAATCGCGGCTCATCACTCTCTCCGTTCACCGTGTGGGGTTTCGGCCAGGCGTGCATCCGCCAGTGACAGGGCGGTTACAGCCTCGAAGGCGGCGTTGTTCATCTGACGGGCCTGCTGCTCCAGCCCCAGGCCGCTCAGCAGCTTGGCGGCCTCGGATAATGCCACGACGGCGCGATCCACGCGGACAGCGACCGATCTCATTTCGCGTTTTCCGCTCATCCAATCCCCCTTGCCAGCTTATAGCGGGAAGCCGGTTTGAGGGCGTCCCGGGATTTGAGGCTGGCGTTCAGTGGTGTCCTGCGCCGAGGGCGGAGGGCTAGCTAACCGGCGCCTCTACCTCTGCCGCCCGCAGGAGTTCGGAGGGCATCCACGCCACGACGAACCACAGGTAGCACCGCAGCCAACCCTTGCCGGGAACCGTCACCACGATTTCCCGCCAAGTGAAGTGGGCGCGGTCAAAGACCAAGGCGAGCCTGCCTATTCGAAGCCATCTCTCTTTGGCCATTTTGCCATCCTTATCCACAGGTCCGGCGCATTATGCGCAGGTTCCCCGGAGGGGAATTTCAACTAAGTCATTGAAAATAGTGGTGCCACGACAGGGATTCGAACCCTGGACCTCAGCCTTACCAAGGACGGGTTCCACAACGGCTAGTGGCGACATTGGCGACACCTACACATCATCTTGCGACACTGGCCGACATGTTCCGCTTTCGCCCCCGTCAGGGCGCGCATTATGCGCGGGACCATCTTCGACCAAGAGCGCAGCGACCATGGCCGTGCGCGCTGGCCAGCTTCACCCGCATGAACGGGCTTGGATCGCGCGCTGCGCGGAGCAGGCGCCACATTGATCGCACAAGTGTCACGTCCTCAAACAGCCTAATGGTCCAGGTGGCGCAGGCCGCGCCAGCATCCCCGGCCCGGCTCATCCTCGCCTCCCTGCAATGTTGTCTGCCGGGCTCAGGTGCGGGTAGAAGTGCTCCTGAAGCACGCGGAAGGCCGACAGCGTGTCCTCGAAAGACCGCACCTGCGGGCCTAGGCCCTGGTCCTGCGGGCGGTTCGTATCTGCGATCCCCGTCAGCAGCCGCACCTGTCGCTCTAGCTCTTCAATTCTGGCAAGAAGCGGCGCGGCGTTTGCGTTGAACGAGTCTGTGAACGGCGATCCCTCGCCATGATATCCAGGCATTTACCGCCCTCCTGCGATTGATTCTACAGCACTTTTCAGGTAGTCACTACTGAACATCGCGTAGTGCTTGCGCGTGGTCTCAACGCCGTCGCCAAGCATGGTCGCCACCTCATCGAATGAAGCGCCCCCCTGGAGCGCCCAGGACGCCGCTGTACGCCTCAGGTCGTGGCGGTGCGCGTCTTCCAGCCCTGCGAGCCGGCAAGCCCTCCCGTAGGCCTTCCTGACGCTCTTGACGGGCAACCCCTCCCACTCGACCACATAGCCCGATGGCCCCGCGACCTTCCTTGCGGCCGTCAGGATCGCCCTCAAGGGCTCGTTCATCGGTATGGGCGCCGTCTTCTTGTTGGCGCTCTCGCCGGGCTTGTAGCGGACCATGCCCGCTTCGAAGTCGATGCGATCCCAGGTGAGCTTGAGGATGTGCTTGCCCCTGGCCGCGGTGCTGATCGCCAGCGCCAGGAACACCCTCAGGTGCAGGGGGCTGGCGTGGAAGTAGAGCCGGGCGAACTCCTCGCGGCTGAGGTAGCGTTCGCGGGGCTGGCCCTCGCCGGGCAGATCTATTTGCGGCTCATCGGTGAGCCAGCCATTGCGCTTGCCGTACTTGAACGCCTGGCGCAGGAACCGCAGCTCCTTGGATATCGTGGGGTCCATGACGCCAGCCTTCCGGCGCTGGGCGATGTAGGACTTCACGCCCATAGCGGTGACCATGGACGGGGGCAGCAGTCCGAACTGCGCCTTGACGTGCCGCAGGCTGTTCTCGATGGCCTTCGGATAGTGAACGCGCGGGTCTTCCTCGCGGTCCCTCAGGTAGGCGTCGCACATCTGCGCCACCGTGAACCGCTCGGGCGGGGCGTCGAGGATCGCCAGCTTTTCGGCGAGGTAGCGGCGCGCCTCTAGCTTGTCCGTCGCGCCCGTAGATTCACGACGCGAGCGTCCCGCCTCGCTCCAGACGACGTACCACCTGGCGGACTGCTTTCCGTTGATGACGGGTCGGTCAAGTCGGTAGTCTGGCATAGCTTGGCCTCGAAAGCCTGGAGCGCTGTGGGGTGAACGCGGATGATCTTCGGGCCGGGCCTGACGGCTTGCAACTCGCCCGTGGCGACCCAGCGCTCAACGGTGCGGGTTGCGACCTTGAAGTGGTCGGCCACGTCTCGGATGGTCATGTAGCTCAAGACGAGCCCTCCCGGTTGTGCGCGAGCCCCGCCAGCGGTTCGATTTGGCGCGTGATGAACCAATTCGAATCCTTTCGATCCGGGTCAGCCTGTCTGAAGGAAGCGCGAGCGGTCATGGGGATTTCGAGGGCTTCCCGGGACCTGTTTCGCTGACACCTGAGGTGTCCGCGGCGGCGACGTGGAGCACGCAACCGAAATCCGGTGCGGTCCTGACGGCGGCGTAGTAGCTGGAGCCATCCACGCAGAACGCCTTGGCCGCTCTCAGCGCCGCCTTGCGGACCGGCGTCGGCCTCATCGCCCCAGCGGTCCACGCCAGCAGCTTGAACGGCCTCGCTTTCGAGGTCTTCGCGCATCTGAATGGCTTTGCACTCGCCAAAGCGAAGTTCATCGAACTCCCAATCCGGCTCATCGAATTTCCAGTGCGCGCAGGTCTCGCAGCGTTTCTCCCCCGATATCTCAGATAGGATGGTGTCCGCCCATTCTGTGGAGGAGCGCGAGAAATCTTCACCGCTTCCCAATCTGGCGCGCTCGATCAGTCCTGCGATCTTCTCTCTCAGGGTCATGAGGGGGGCCTGAAGCGCATTGTCGCTCATCTCATCTCCTTCCCTGGAGCTGCAGGGTTTGGAAGAATGGGTTCATCACGCGCTTCCTTGCCGGCACTCGCTTGGCTCGGACTGCTGGCGCCCCTCTCCGCTGGAGGGCGGCATTCGCCCAGCGTCTGGTAGTAGAACGTGTGCAGGAAGCCGCGTTGAAGGGCGTAGGGGTCGCGGTCCTGGCGCAGCATCTGCCAGAGCCACAAGGCGCGCCCGGAGCGCCCATTGCCGTCCATGAAGGGATGCAGCGTCTCGTAGGCCCGGTGGGCTTCCCAAGCCGTCAGCAGGTCAGCGTTGATCTGGTCGAGCAGGCTATCCAGTCGCGCCTCAATCTCTGGGCCGCCGCGAGGTGCGATGTGGTTGCCGACCCGCACGTTCATGCCGGCCTTACGCCGCAGCAGCTTGCGGGGCGCGACCACGGCGACGAAAGCCTCCAAGGACTTCACCGTTAGGATGGGAAGGTCGATGATCTCGCAATGGGCGTCGATCTCCGCGTTCGTGGGGATTCGGGTGATGCCCTCGATCCGGTTGCTCTCGCTGACGAACCGCTCAAGATCGATACTAAACTGGGTCATCATCTCGGAATTACCTGCCCGCTCATCGTTCGCTTAAGGGTCGGATGCGTGAGGCTCGACCGCTTGCGGATGCCGATGTGCTTCTTGGCCATTCGGTCGGTCTTTGCCCGGATCGCCACGTCCTGGGCGGTCTTGGCCTGGTGGACCTTGCCGCGCAGGACGAGCACGATGTTGTCCTCGGCGTGCCGGCCGCCGTTGCAGAGCGCGATCCTGTGCTCGTAGTCGAAGGGCTCGCCGGGCATGATCTTCCGGCCGGTGAGCGAGCATCTCCCGCCCTCACGGTACCAGATGCGAAGCTTCACCCGGTCGGGGATCTTGGCGTCGTCGGATGAACCGACCCAGAGCTCGATTGCGCGGCTCATTTCGGCGCCTCAGGCAGTGGCGTGGAGACAGGTTGATATGGCTTCCCGGGGCCTAGTTCGGCATCGGCGGGGCTCGCGGCTTCGGCGCCGAGGGCCAGCAGCGCGGTGTCTAGCGCGGCGGAGGCCGCAGCGACCGCCGAGGGCAGGGTCGGGTGATGCGACATACTCTCTGGGCCAACCTGCCAACGACCGTACTTGACCAGCGTTTCGAGCGCGGCCAGGGCATCAAAGACCGGGCCGCTTCCGAGGTCGCCCATGTGCAATTTGTGGCGCAGCATGGGCAGGCTCGCCGCAGAAGGCTCGGCCTCTACGCGAGCGTGGGCTATGGGTCCCACGTCCGCGCCGGGCTGGCTCTGGGAAACCTCTAAATCCGGCTTCTCGGAGAGGGCGGCTAGACGGAGGCGAGCTGCGATTTCCTTGGGGTCTTCGCAGTCGTCCAGCAGCATGTCCGCGTCGTTTCGGAGAAGGTTGTCACCCAGCGCATCGAGGTACTTCGCGCCTTCCTCCAACGCCTCTCTATACCTTCCCACCAGGGCCAGGGCTTGAGCATGGGCGGCTTCGGAGGATTGAAGACGGGATCTTAGGTCGTCCAGACGATCTGACTGACCGATAGCGGGGCTCGCGGCTTCAGCGCCGAGCCTTTGCCTGATAACGGCGTTGCAGGCCTGCAAGACGGTGGCCGCGCTGAGTTTCCCTTCGCCAGCGCAAAGGCGAACGTCCTGCATGGTGATCGGCTTCATCGCGCTTCTCCGCTAGAGTTGAGGGCGGCCTGGGCGAGGCGCAGGAAGGGGATACCAAGCGACCGCGATAGACCGGCGACGGCGGCGATGGTCGGGTTGCGGGCGCGGCCCTTGGCGATTTCCCAGACGTGGCTCTTCGTGAGGCCCGCGCCGTCGGCGACCTCCTGGAGGCTCATGCGGGCCTCGGCGCGTGCGCGCTCGACCTCCTCGCCTAGCGTTCCAACGCCGACCGGCAGCGCGCCGACCTCCTCGCGGATCGCAGCCGAAAGCTCGCGCATGAGGCGTTCGGTCTTGGCGCCCATCACAGGGGCTCCATCGGGCAGGTAGCGTCATGCACCGGGCACGACCCGGCGATGCTCTTGCCGCCCTTGGACGCGAACACCGCGCCGCTAGTGCGGCACCGCCAAGCGGTCGCTAACTCGGCGTAAGCGCGCGCGTCCTCCCGCGCCTTATCCCGTTCCTCTATTGCTTGAGAGAGAAGGGATTTTAGGTCCTCTTGAGACACCGATAGGCTTTCGGGGCCCGCCGCTTCAGGTCTGCGGGTCATTCATCGACGTCCTCTTCGTCCTCGGGCTCTCCAAGTTCTTCGCGCCGCCATAGCAGCCCTTCTGCGTTGTTGAAGTAGAGGCCGCATAGCGGTCCACCCGGACCCTCGACGTAGCCCAGCTCGCGGCGCTCAAGGGCTCTTGCGACGGCGTAGTCGGCACCGGTCCGAAGCTCGACACCATGACCTTCGCGTCCGGTAAGGTCATCGGGACCGCTGGCGATTAGCATGGCCCGCTGTGGTGCAGTCAGGGCGTGCGGCGTCATCGTGAAATCACCACGTTTGAGCCGCAGCGGATTTCGCCCGGATCGTCAGGATCGGACCGATAGTTGGCCGCCCCACCCGGCTCTCGGAGCGCGCCTAATATCCGCAGCCATGCCGCCGCGAGCTCCCGATAAGAGGGGCCGCGATAGAGGCTCAGCGCGGCGTCGATGTACTGAACGTCAGCGCGGCGCTGGCCGCTGAATTGGGGGTAGAGCGTCGCGTCGGGCTTGATGGCCCCAGAAAGCTCCGCCTCAGGGCGAGCGGCTCTTTCTCCGTCCGCGCGGAGAGCGGTAAGCGCGATTTCGGCGAGCTCTCGGCAGTCCAACGCTTCGCGATCTAGAGCGTGCTGCTTCAAGCGATCATCCAGTGCCGCAGCGATGCGGTCCCGCGCTCGCTCGGTCGCGATGCAATCGTTGGGTGAGGCACACTCGCCTCGCCGCTCACAGTGCCCGCTTGGGCAAACGCTCCATGGACCCCGGTGGATAGCGCAGAAGGCCTCGCCGGCGGGGGCCGACTTGCCGCAGTTCGGGATGATGCAAACGGCCCTCACGATTGTACCTCGCCGTTACCGTCGCACACCGGACATGGCCCAGAGCACGCGCTATGGACGTTGCGCCCCGTCAGCGTGGCGGCTTCCTCAATCCTGCCCGTCCCGCCACAGTGCGCGCAGGCTTCGAAAAGCTCGTCATGGGCCAGCCGCTGCGCCGCGATAGCCGCCCCATCCACTGTCGGATACGAGGCAAGTTCCTCAGGGGTCATCGAGGATAGGACCTGCAAGGCGCGGACGGCGAGCCGGGTCTGTGTCGTTTGCATTTCACGTCTCCGATTGCTCTTATAACGGATATGCGCTATCACTCTCGCACTGTCAAGCATAAAGGATATGCGGTATCCCATGTTTTTGTATGTAGTCGAAGGAGATGGCGACCTGCGAAAGATCGGAAGAGCCCGACGCCCAGATCGGCGTTTGGGTGCGCTTAGGTCGGGATCATCTCGTCCGCTCAGGATCTGCCACACGCGCGCCGTAGAGCCACATGAAGGCGCGCCAGTTGAGCGCTTCGCCCATTGGATTCTCCGCGACGTGCGGGTACACGGCGAGTGGTTCCGCATATCCCAATCGGATGCGCGGAAGGCAATTGAGCAGGCAGTAGATGCTGTGCGGCGCGGCGAGAAGCCTGGGCCGGTTAGGGGTAAGGTGGGGCGCAAACTCGAATGGCCTGAGAAGTTCCTGTCTTCCTTTGCGGCAGGCACGATGGACCGACTCCGCGCCGCGCTGGCCGAGGGCGAGGACGTGCGGACCTTCATCCGGGAAGCTGTGGAGCGGGAGATCAAGCGCCGCTCCCGTCAGAAGGGCTGAGCCTCTCGGATTTGGCCGCCGCAGGCGGACTACCGCCGCTCTCGGCAACGGATGACCCCATCTCTCCTCCCCCTTGAGCGTCGGCGGGGGGCGGGGGAGATTGGGGGGTCATGAGCGATCTCCGGCGGCTGTAAGCGCCTCGCGCTCGCGCTTGATCAGCAGTTCCACCATGTTCGCCATGGGCCGGTTCTCCCGCTCGCAATGGGCGGTAAACCACGCGCCATCCTCGGCGCTCAGACGCAGGCCGATGTTGGTACGCCAGGGGCGACTGCTCGTCCGCTCACCCGCTCCCAACCCCATAGGAGAAGCTATTGGTGATGGTGAAGGAAGGGTCTGGTTTCCTTGGTCTTCCCGGGGCATAGCCGAGCGATCAGCGGTTCCATCCTTGGGTTGGGCGTCGTGGGTCATTTGGCTGACGCCTTCGCGCGCCGCGTGGACTTCCAGTCGACCTCGCCGGTTTCAAGGAGATGATCGAGGACGCGGACGGCGTGGGCGCGGGTGATCTTTGGCCAATCATCGGCCCGGATTGTCCGAGGGGTGAACAGCGCGTCGGCGTGCTCGCTGTCGAGTTCCAGCCACTCCTCGGCCACAGCGGCGGCGTCACCATCGATCCGCCACTCGCCGTTGGGGTCGGCCAAGGCGGTCGCCCACCCGGCTATGCAGCCTACCGTCCCGCAGCCGTGGAGCATCTCCCGCGCCGTGGCGCGACGGAAGGTGACCTGGTTCCACGACCATTCGTCCATCGCGAACCGCGCCGCCGGCAACGCCGCGATCACGTCCCGCACCTTCTTGATGTTCTCGCGGTTCATCGACCGGCTCCTTTTCCGACTTGCAGTGTGGAAGATGACCGGCCCTCTTGGGGGTCGGATTGGGTTGGAGCGCATCCCGGGGATGCCTCGTCCACCTGTCGCGGCAACGAGTGTTCCCTCGCAGCGGTGACGGGTAGCAGAGCCCAGTGGGTTGGCGCGAAATCGAAGCCTCGCGACCACGAAACCCAATGAAATTGATAGTCGTCGGGCTCCTCTGCGGTGAGCACCCGATGCTGCCCCCACACACCGTCAATTTCGACTTCCATCAGGCGATATGTTCGGCCCTGTTGCCGTTCGTGGGTGCGGCGTACGAAGTAAGGCTCTCCGGTCTTCGAGTTGATCGAGCCGTAAGCGCGCCAAACCTCTCCATCCTGCAGAGCAAGGAAGCTGGTCCCGTCCTTGGGGGCGCTTTCTATCGGCAGCCAGGGGGCAGCGCTCTTGGGCGCGCCGCACTGGTCTATCGTGCGTTCCGGGATGGACTCTTGAATCCCCCTCCCATGGGCTCTACGGCTCATGCGGAGACCTCGGCGGGACGATTGTTGGCCGTCCCGCCGCCCTGGTCGCCGTCGTGAAACACCACGCCCCATTCCTCGGAGGCGGTCGCCTTGATAAGCTCGATGTACTCGCTCATCTCCGGCACGCTCAGATCCGACGTAGAACGCCCGCTAAGCTGCACGAAGCCATCGCCCGACAGGTTCGGGACCATGCGGAACTCGGCCTTCTTGAGCCGCCAGAACATGTCGAGGAACACCAGGCGCCAGTCCTCGGGCGTGAGCGTCACGCCGTGGTGCTGGTGCTGTTCGGACACCTCGGTCAGCGTCGGCCAGAGCGCGGAGTTCTGATCCAGGGTGCGCTGCGGCCCCTTGATCTCGACCCGGGAGAACTTCTCCAGGCTTGCCACCAGGGTCGCTACGTACTTGCGGCGCTCCTTGCTCGTGAGGATGAAGGCGCGACGGTCAGCCATCGGATGGCGCCTCGCCATTGGTCACGGCGAACTCGCCGAAAAAGGCCTTCGCCAGCGCATCATAGGCCGTTGCGGCGGACGTTGTGCGGCCGCACGGCAATTGGACTTGGACAGACATCAGGCCACCGCCACCTGACTTCCGCCGCTGGCCACACGGCCAGGACGGCGCTCACCAGGGCCGACAGCTCCGCGAAAGGCTTCGTCCATCTCGTGCGCCTCCGGCGGCGCGTCGAGGTCGGCCAAGTGGCCTTCCGCGAAGTCCCGGATGCTGTCCAGCCACGCGAAGGGCAGGTGGGCCGTGTTCTCATTGAACCGCGCCATCCAATTGCCGAGCGCGCTCTTGTCTAGCCCGCGGATTTCGGCCTTGATCTTCTCGTCCTCCTTCCGGCGCTTGGCCTCGGCGCTGGAGAGCCGGCCCGACACGGGCAGGGCTTCCAATGGGCCGGGCGGGGGCGGCTGGTCGGAGACGTGCGCCTGGGTCTTGTCGTAGAGCGCCAGGCCGAACGGGTTGCCGAAGGTCTTCAGGGCGCGCTTCTCGGCGTCCGTCTCAGCTTCCTTGGCGGCGCTCTCGTGGGCTAGGCCCAGGTCGCGGTCGATGCCATGGCCGGCGCCGATCCCGTCGCGGACCACCTTGTGGCCTTCGGGCGTGGTGACGGTCACGCGGACCTTGGCGATATAGGAGACCGACCAGCCCTCATTGCCGGACTGCCCGATCTTGCGAGGCTTCTCGGCGACCACGCGCAAGTCCAGGGTCTCGCTGTCCCAGGCGTGATAGCCGAAAATGCGGTTGGCCTCGGCCTCGGCGTGCCAGCCCTCGATGTAGGAGAACTTGCGGCCGGATTGCTCGCGGCTCTTGACGGCGGCGCGCGCCAGGTCGGCGGACAGTGCGGTGATTTGGTCAGTTGAGAAGGTCATGGGTATTCGGGTCCCAGCTTCGCCAGAGCGGCCCGGCGGGCGGCGTTCTCGGCGTCGATTGTGGCCTGGTAGGCGGTGTGTCCGGCGCTCCAGAGGCGCGTGATGGCCGCGCGGATCGCTACAGGATCATCGGCGCGCATCACCTCGTCGGCGGCGTTCTGGATGGCGTCCTTCTGCAGTTGAATGAGCGCGCTGAGGGCGGGGTCGAAGGTCATGCCGCCCTCCGCTCAGCCTTGGCTTCGGCGCGGAGTTGGCGGACCATCAGGCGCAGCTCCCGCAGGTCGGCCATGGCGGCGAGGATCTCCACCTCCGCTCCGTCCAGGCGGGAAGCGCGGATGAAGCCGTTGAGGTCTGTGGCGATGCGCCGGGCGCGGGCGGTGAGGCTGTCCAGGCGTTCGGAGACCACAGCGGGGATGCGGCGCCAGTCCAGGAGTCTCGGTCGCGCTCGACCAGAAGGCTCTGAGTTGCCGTCAGAAAGGGCTACGGGCCCCTTTCGCGCAGGTATGGCGCAAGATGAATTTGATCTTGTTTCAGAGTTCATAAGGGGCTCCTGGTGTCTTGGATTTCATCCCAGGACCCTCGACGTGGACACCGGGGGCCAGGGGAAGAATTTCTCCTGGATGAGGCGGGCGACAGCGAGCCTATGGTCACGCAGATCGCCGACGGTTTCGTTGGACAGGTGCTTGCCAGCCATCACCGGCCTCCTTCTGGAGAGGGCGCGGCGCTCCTAAGCGAGAGCCAGTCGGCCAGCGCGGTTTTGCCGTCCGCGTTGAGCCGGTAGGTGACGATTCCGGAGCCCTCGCGGGTGATGCGGTCCCACACGCCCAACGCCTCGGCGTGGGCGGCCCAAGCGCCCCCGGCTTCGGTGGCGAAATAGTTCCGATAGTTCTCGCCCTCTAGAAGCGTTTCCAAGTCGGGTCGCCCTAGGGCGTGATGCATGTCATCGAAGTCTTCAGGCGTGATCTCGACGCAGGCCATCACCGGCCTCCTTCCGACTGGTAATGAGGGGGTTTCCCGGGACCCTTGTCGCTGACACCTGCGGGGCTCGCGGCTGCGCGGCGGCGCTGTTCCGTGCCGATCTCGTCCAGCCGCTCAACCATCCATTCGCCTGGTGAGCCGCAGTGACCCTCGAACTCCTCGCCGGTCTCGGGATCGGGCGCGAACATCTCGTCCCATAGCCGCGTGACCCGAGCGTCTTCCGCCTCAAGCTCCGCGTCTGTCAGGGCTCTCGCCGGCAGCCTCGCAATGTCCCTCAGCTCATCGGATTTGGCCGCCGCAGGCGGACTACCGCCGCTCTGGGAAACGGATGAACCATCTCCCCCTTCTATAGGGATA